TGGACGGCCGCGGGACGCTGACCGACGAGCAGTACCGCAGGCTGGTCGAGGAGTTGGAGAGCAACCATCAGGGCGCGCGCAACGCCGGGCGGCCGATGCTGCTGGAGGGCGGGCTCGACTGGAAGCCGATGGGCTATTCGCCGTCGGAGATGGAGTTCCTCGAGACGAAGAACGCGGCGGCGCGCGAGATCGCGCTGGCCTTCGGCGTGCCGCCCATGCTGCTGGGGCTGCCGGGCGACAACACCTACGCCAACTACCAGGAGGCCAACCGGGCGTTCTTTCGCCAGACCGTGCAGCCGCTGGTGCGCCGGACTGCCGCCGCGCTGTCGGGGTGGCTGGGCTGGCGCTGGGGCGGGGCGGTGCGCATCGAGCCCGACCTGGACCGCACCCCCGCGCTGGCGCCCGAGCGCGACGCGCAGTGGGCGCGGGTGGCGCGGGCCGACTTCCTCGACGCCGACGAGAAGCGCCGGATGCTGGGCCTGCCGCCCCGCGCCGGGGCCTGACGGCCAGCCGCAACACGGGAGAGCGCCATGACGACCAACCCCTCGGCCGCGGGCGCGCGGCTCGAGACGAAGTTCCTCGCCTTCGATCCCGACAGGGGCTTCGCCGACGGGCGCATCGAAGGCTACGCCAGCCTGTTCGACATGGTCGACGGCGGGGGCGACGAGGTGGCCCCCGGCGCCTTCGCCGCCGCGCTGCGCCGGGCGGACCGAAAGCCCAAGCTGCTTTGGCAGCACGACCCGGCCCGGCCCATCGGCGTGTGGGAGGCGCTGCGCGAGGACGCGCGCGGCCTGTTCGTCACCGGCCGGCTGCTGACCGAGATCCAGGCCGGGGCCGAGGCGGCCGCGCTGCTGCGGGCCGGGGCCATCGACGGGCTGTCGATCGGCTATCGCGCAGTGAAGGCCGCGCGGGGCGCGGGCGGCGGGCGGCGGCTGCTGGAGATCGACCTTTGGGAGGTGTCGCTCGTGACCTTCCCGATGCTTCCCGAGGCCCGCGCCGTGGCTTGCGGCGGGTCCGGGGACGACGGCGCGGAGGCGCTCGCCCTCGCCGAGGCCCTGCGCGCGGCGCGGGACCTGTTCGACTGACGCCATCCGGCCCATTGCCGACTGCAAGGAGATTTCGATGACCGATCCCGTGACCCGCGCCGAGACCGAGAACCCGATGCTGGAGGCCAAGGCGGCCATGACCGACTTCATGCGCGACTTCCGCAGCTTTCAGGGGCGCATCGACGCCAAGCTGCGGGCGCAGGACGACCGCATCACGATGCTGGACCGCAAGGCGGTCGGCCGACCGGGCCTGTCGGGCGCGTCCGAGGCCGCAGGGGAGGCCAAGGCGGTGTCGGCCTACCTGCGCCACGGCGACGAGGCTGGCGTGCGGGCCTCGGCGCTGGAGGCCAAGGGCCTGAACGCGGCGACGGGGGCGGACGGCGGCTTCCTGCTCGACCCCCAGACGAGCGGCCGGATCGCGGGCCTGCTGCGCGGGGCCGGGACCCTGCGCTCGGTCGCCAACGTGGTGTCGGTGCAGGCCGGGTCCTATGACGTGCTGGTGGACCGCGGCGACCTGGGCGTCGCCTGGGCGACCGAGACGGGCGTCGCGGCCGAGACGGCGCCGCCGCAGTTCGAGCGGGTGTCGATACCGCTCCACGAGCTGTCGGCGATGCCGCGCGCGTCGCAGCGGCTGCTTGAGGACGCGGCCTTCGACGTGGAGGGCTGGTTGGCCGACGCCATCGCCGAGCGCTTCTCGCGCGCCGAGAACGCCGCCTTCGTGCGCGGCGACGGCGTGGACAAGCCGCGCGGCTTCCTGAGCTATCCCGTCGCGCCCGCCGCCACGGCCGCCTGGGGGACGATCGGCTACCACGCCACCGGATCGGCAGGCAGCTTCGGGGCCGCCGATCCGGCGAACGCGGTCATCGACCTGATCTACAGCCTGGGGGCGAAGTATCGGGCGAACGGCGTGTTCGTGATGAACTCGCGCACGGCGGGCGCCGTGCGCAAGATGAAGGACGCGGAGGGCCGCTTCATCTGGGGGGAGCCGACGACGCGCGAGCAGCCCGCGATCCTGATGGGCTATCCGGTGCTGACCTGCGAGGACATGCCCGACGCCGCCCCGGACGCCACCCCGATCGCCTTCGGCGACTTCCGCGCGGCCTACACCATCGCCGAGCGGCCCGACCTGCGCATCCTGCGCGACCCGTACTCGGCCAAGCCGCATGTGCAGTTCTATGCGGCGATGCGGGTCGGCGGGGACGTGACCGACTTCTCGGCGATCAGGCTGCTGCGCTTCTCGGCCGCCTGAGCCCACGCCGCGCGGGGGCGGGCGCCGCCCCCGCGCGCTGGTCCGGTCCGACTTCGGGAGGTGATCCATGATGATCGAGCTGACCGCGCCTGCGCCCGACGCGGCGCAGGCCGCGGAGCTTGCCGCGCAGCTGCGGCTGGCGCAGGGAGCCGCCGCCGACCCGCAGACAGCCGCGCTGCTGGAGCGGCTGGGCCACGTCGCGCGGCTGCGCGTCGAGCGGCTGACCGGCCGGGCGCTGGGGCGGCGCCGCGTCGAGCTGCGCGTGGCGTCGTGGCGCGAGCCCGTCGCGGTCCCGCTGGGGCCGGTCGTCGCGCTGGAGGCCGTGGAGACGGTGGATGCGGCGGGCGCGCGGACCCCGCTTGCCGCATCGGACTGGCGACCCGGGCCGGTGGATGCGCCGTCGGTCGCCTATGTCGGGCCATGGCCGCCGCCGGAGCCGCCGCCGGGCGGGCATGGCGCGGCGACGCTGACGATCGGGCATGGGCCCGCCTGGGGCGAGATTCCCGCCGAGCTGCGCGCGGCTGTCACCCTGCTGGCGGCGCAGGCCTTCGAGGACGGGGCGGCGGGCCGCGACGCGGCGGCGGCCCTGCCGCTGGCGGTCGCGGCTCTGCTCGAGCCCCATCGGCGGGTGCGGCTGTGAGCGGCGACGGCGGGGCGCTGCGCGTGCTGCTGGCGCTGGAGGCGCCGGTCGCCACGCCCGACGGCGGCGGCGGCGTCGCGACGGGGTGGCGGCAGGTCGGGACTCTGTGGGCCGACCTGCGGCCGGTCTCGGCGGGCGAGCGCCAGTCGGGCGGCGCGCTGCTGGCGGCGGTTACGCACCGCGTGAGCCTGCGCGCCGTTCCCCGCGGGGCGCAGGACAGGCCCGCGCCGGGCCGCCGGTTCCGCGACGGCGACCGAAGACTGCTGATCCGCGCCGTGGCGGAAGCCGACGGACGCGGGGGCCGCCTGACCTGCTGGGCCGAGGAGGAGGAGGCGTCGGCATGACCTTCGCATTTTCGTGGCCGCTGCAGAAGGCGCTGTTTGCGGCGCTGGCGGCGGACCCGGCCGTGGGCGCGCTGGCCGGCCCTCGCATCTGGGACGAGGCCGACGCGGCGGCGGTTGCCGCCGCAGGCGGCGGCGCTTGCGTGATCCTGGGCGAGGAGACCGTCGAGCCGTGGTCGACGGCCGACGATGACGGCGCCGCCCATGTCGTCACGGTGGCGGTGGTCGCGGACGGGGGCGGCTTCGGCGCGCTGAAGCGGCTGGCGGGCGCCGTCTGCGACGTGGCGCTGGCGCCCTTGGCGCTGGAGCGGGGGCGGGTGGTCTCGAGCCGGTTTCTGGGCGGGGCCGCGCGACGCGAAGCGAAGGGCCGGTCGCGCCGCATCGAGCTGCGCTTTCGGATCGTGGTCGAGGAGCAGGCCTGAGGGCCGTCGAGGGAGGCGAGGATGGGCGCGCAGAAGGGCAAGGACCTGCTGCTGAAGCTGGACGCAACGGGCGCCGGCGCGTTCGAGACGGTCGCGGGGCTGCGCGCCACGCGCATCGCGCTGAACGCGGGCGCCGTGGACGTGACCACCGCGGAGGCGCCGGGGCGGTGGCGGCAGCTGCTGGCCGGGGCCGGGGTCCAGTCGGCGAGCGTCACGGGCGGGGGGGTGTTCAAGGATGCGGCGTCTGACGCGGCGCTGCGGGCGGCGTTCTTCGCCGCCGCCACGCCGACCTTCCGGATGGTGATCCCCGATTTCGGGACCATGGAAGGGTCGTTCCAGATCACTGACCTGAAGTATGCGGCAAACCACGAC